ACCGAATAGATAAAGTACACAAACGCCTTGAGCAGATTACAGATGTAGAAGAACTGTATCGTGCTCAGGGTGAAATACGTGTGCTTAGATCCTTATTACTTCTTAGGGAACATGTAAATGGCTGATAAGTTTACAGAGAGAGAAAATTATATTTTAGGTAACTCTATAAATATTGAATGGTTTCTCGAAGCTATAAACAAAAATAACCCTTTACATCCTGAAGAAGGTGCAGCTCATACAGAAAGCTATGAGTTAAATGGACAAAATATTTTAGTACCTAGAGTAAGAATTAAAAATGGTAAGGCAATATTAAACAAAGAAAATGCTTTAGAAGAAGCTTTAGAAAAAGGGGATTACATTATAGTTCCTGAAGGGGAAGATCCAGACCAATACTCTAAAGATTTAAGTGCATTAATAGGTAAGTTTAGAGGTTTTAATGAAGGAGGCAAGGTAGGTAACATGAGCATGAAACAACAAATGTCACTATTCGAATACGGTGGTATTGCCGATGATGGTATGACCAAAGATCCAGTATCTGGCAACAACATACCTCCAGGGTCTCTTGCTAAAGAAGTACGAGATGATATCCCTGCTATGTTGTCGGAGGGTGAGTATGTTATTCCTGCTGATGTTCTTCGTTATTACGGAGTAAACTTTTTTGAAAATCTTCGTGGTCAAGCAAAACAGGGCTTGCAGAACATGGAGCAAAATGGTAGAATTGGTGGAACTCCAATGACACAACAAGACGTTTCTCGTAATATGCAGCAACCTATGATGGCTAATCAAGGAGTTATGGTTCAAGGTTTTGATGATGGTAATCTGGCACAGAAGTACAGATCAAATTGGTCTCCTGCAACAGCACGTTGGAATACTCCAATGTTTACAGGTACATCCTCTCAAGCAACTAATATTGCTCAGGCAGCAGAAGCTGCAGAAACTGGAGAAACAGGAGCAGCTGCAGAGTCTATCACCTATATGAGAACACACTACAATCAATCAGGTGAATCAGTTCAAATACGTTATGTAGGAACTACTCCAGAAAATGCTGTGCCAGCACCAGGACAAGAAGATTTATTAGCTGCTTATCCTTTAACAGAAGCAGAATGGCTTGCTTATCAACAACAAATGAACAGTGATGATGGCGGCGGTGGTGAAGAAGATCCAGTATCATCAGGATCTGATGTAGGTTTCTTAGAAGGTATCGACTATACTGATGAGGCAAAGGTACAGGCTTGGGCTGATGAAAAATTAGGTCTTTCTACTGGACAAAAACTTGGTAGTGAAGTTGGAGGATTACTTTTTGGAGGTGCAGCTGCAATAAGTCAGGCTAGAGATATTGCTGAAGTTCGTGCTATGGCAGAAATTCAAAGGGCAGCAGGAAATACAGAATTTGCTGATAAACTCGATGCTGAAGCAGAAAAAGCAATTAAAAGTAGTCCAGCAATTATCTCTGCTTTTGATAAGCTAGGATTTATGACTGGTGACAAATTAGCTAAACAAGGTATGGAAGTAGTAGGTACTACTATTGCAATGCAAAATGCTATGAGGGGTGCAGGTACTGACAGTGCTACTATGACAAGTCCAGGACTTTCTGGAGATACTGCAGAATCTAAAGCAGAAATTGCTAAAGAACAAACAGTTATGTCTCAACAAGTTGTTCCTACCCAAAACACAGGTGGTGAAGATAACGATGGCCCAAGTCATCAAGAAATATTAGATATGCATTCTCGAATTAGAGCAGAAGCAGATGCTTTTGCTTCTAAATCCGAAGAAGAGAAACAGGAACAGTATGCATCTGTTGGTGGCGGATTCCAAGATATCATGAATAAAAAAGCTGAAGGTGGTTTGATGACAGCCCCTAAGCCAAAAAAGAAAAGAGGCAGACCTAAAAAGTCTGGACTCGCAGGTAAGAAATAAGGCTACCCAGCTACGGCTGGCCCCAACATAAGGAGAATATAATGCCTGAACTAGCAGAAGTAGAAACACCAAAAACAGCAGGATTTGTTGATAGAGGTTATAACTACGAGAAAAAACGTAAACGTATGGAAGATGAAGAAGAGGAGATTAAACGACTTGAAGCTGCTCAACGAGGAGAATCTACCGAAGAAGATGGACCCAAAGAAGAAGAAGCCCCCGAAACGCAAGAGGCCAATTCAGAAGTTGAAGAAGCAACGTTATCTCCAGAAGAAAAAAGCTTCAAAAAACGTTACGGAGATCTAAGACGCCACATGCAAGAAAAGGAAAAGGAGTGGAACGAGAAGTTCGAAGCCTTTGAAAAACGCATGAAGAAGGAGTCTATTGTCCCGCCTAAATCTGACGAAGACATTGAACAGTGGGCAAAAGAATATCCAGACGTAGCAGGTATTGTAGAAACTATTGCTGCTAAAAAAGCTCAAGAGATGTTTAGTAAAGCAGATGCTAGACTACAAGAGCTAGACAAGGCACAATCAGAAGCAGAACGAGTCAAAGCAGAAAATGCTATTCGTAAAGCACACGATGATTTTGATGATCTACGTGCTTCTGATGAATTTCACAATTGGGCTGAGGAACAGCCTAAATGGGTACAAGATGCACTATACGAAAATGCAGATGATCCTGCCTCAGTAATACGTGTTATTGATTTGTACAAAGTAGATAAAGGCCTTACTAAAACTGCAAGAAAAGCTAAGGCCAAAGATGCAGCCTCAACAGTTACAAGACGTAGTAAAACGTCTGTAGACGTAGATGAGTCTGGAGACACTATTCGTGAATCAGATGTAGCAAAAATGTCAGATAAAGAATTTGAAGCTAAATCTGAGGAAATTAACAAAGCTATCCGTTCGGGTAAATTTGTTTACGATGTATCTGGCAATGCTAGATAATCTGTTGACAAACCAATAATCAACAGTATAACTATGAGTGTAAAGACAAAAGCCTCTTATGACTACCTTTTGTCTTAACCTTATTTTCATAAAAAGTCTAAACTATAGAAGAACTACCTGTTCAAGTATAGGCCCAGTGTACATCCACTAGCGCAAGTGGTTGTTTTCTGCACCCTAGAAAACGTTCAGCCTCTCTAAGGTGTTTAGCTTAGTTAAGCCAAATATCAGGAGGATTTTACAATGGCTTTTGCAACCGCAGCAGGTCACGGAAACTTACCTAATGGTAATTTTAGTTCCGTAATCTACTCCAAAAAGGTACAGCTTGCATTTCGCAAGTCTACCGTAGTAGGAGATATCACAAACTCTGATTATTTCGGAGAAATCAGTGCCCAAGGTGATACAGTGCGTATTATCAAGGAACCTGAAATTTCGGTCAGCTCTTATGCTCGTGGCACACAGATCACAGCACAGGACTTGGACGATGAGGACTTTTCTCTAGTCGTTGATAAGGCAAACTATTATGCCTTCAAGATCGACGATATCGAAGAAGCTCACTCACACGTAAACTTCATGGATCTTGCGACCAACCGTGCGGCTTATCGCTTGGCTGATCAACATGACCAAGAGGTTCTAGGTTACCTATCAGGTTATAAACAGTCTGCACTACATGGTGCTGCCGATACAGTTAACACAACTGTAAACGGTACTAAAGCTGTTTCAACTGCAGGTTCTGACGAATTGCTTTCTACAATGAAACTATCTCGTCCTAACTTCGGTAACTTAACTACAGCAGGTTCAACAGGCGATTCTATCCCTGTTGGTGCTCGTCTACCAGGTGCAACAGACCTACCAACTGGTTACGTATCACCTAACATGATCGTAGCTCGTATGGCTCGTCTACTTGATCAACAACAAGTTGACAAGAATGGACGGTGGCTTGTAGTTGATCCAGTATTCATGGAAATTCTACGTGACGAAGATTCACGTCTTCTAAACGCAGACTTCGGTGAATCAGGTGGTCTACGCAACGGTCTAGTCATCAACAACTTGCATGGCTTCCGTATCTATCAATCTTCTAACCTACCATCAATTGGTACAGGTTCAGATACTGTAGATGCAACTGCACAGTCAAGCAACTTTGGTGTAATCGTTGGTGGTCATGACTCAGCAGTAGCAACTGCAGAGCAGATCAGCAAGACTGAAACATATCGTGACCCTGACAGCTTTGCTGACATCGTTCGTGGTATGCACCTATACGGCAGAAAGATTCTTCGTCCAGAAGCAATCACAACTGCTAAATACAACTTGGCATAAGAGGAGGATTAACTTATGGCTAAATCTACTTCTTTGCTTTCAAAAGCAGTAATGGTTGAGAAGGAAGTTGAACTTCCAACTACAACTGGTACAGTAACAGGTCCAACTGTTGGAGCAGGTACTCTTGTTCTAGCAGCTGGTGTTGAGTTGATTGATGCAATGGACTCAGCAGACTATGACGTTACAGTTACAGATGGCACAACTACATTTATGGCTGCTACAGCCGTAGACAGTGGTTCTGCAGGTGACTTCGCATTCGGTACTCAAACACAGGGTATCGTTGCAACAGAAGACACAATCGACGTAACAGGTACTGCAACTGCTTCTCCAGCAGCAACAGTGACAGCTCGTGTATGGGCAATCGTTGTTGATGTTAATGAAGCAACAAAAGGTGCTGACGAGGTATCTCGTGACTACCTAGCATAAAAAACTTTGGGGCTGGCTTAATGCTGGCCCCATTGTATTTATCTAAAGGATATTAAAATGGCTATCACAACAGCAATGTGCACAAGTTTTAAAGCAGAACTACTCGGAGGTCTTCATGATTTAGATAGTGATGTTATTAAGATTGCACTTATTAAAGCTTCTCCTACAGGCACGTATGATGCTACGACAACTAATTACTCAAACTTGACAGGTAACTCTGATGAAGCTTCAGGTACAGGCTACACTCCAGACGCAGAAACATTGACAAGTGCAAGCATTACAACAAGTGGAACAACTGCTTACGTAGACTTTGGAGATGATCCTGAATGGACTTCTGCTACTATTTCTGCAGACGGTTGTCTTATCTACAACGAAACTGCAGGGGACAGAGCTATTTGTGTAATTGACTTTGGTGGAACTAAAACTTCTACTAATGGTACATTTAAAGTCGAGTTTCCAACTCCAGGTGCTTCTACAGCAATTATTCGCATCGCATAATAAAGGTTTACCTTAATGGCTTTTGTTGTAAAAGACAGAGTAAAACAATCTACCACTACTACTGGCACAGGCAGTATAGTACTTAATGGAACCGTATCTGGATTTCAAACATTCACCAATGCTTTGTCTGATGGTGACACTACTTACTATGCTATCTTTGAAGTAAGTACTAACGAGTGGGAAGTAGGCGTAGGTACATGGACAGAGAGTACAACTACTCTGGCTCGTACTACTGTGCTTGCTTCTTCTAACTCTAACAGTGCGATTGACCTGTCAGCACAAGCAGAAGTCTTTATTACGCAACCTGCAGGTAAAGCTGCTTTCTTTGATCCATCAGGTGACTTAACACTGGTGCAAGACCCCACGTCTAATTTACAGGCTGCAACAAAGCAGTATGTAGATACGATTGCTGCTGCAGGTCTACACTACCATGATCCTGTACGTGTTGAGCAAGAGGGCAACCTAAGTGCTACATACAGTAATGGAACTGCAGGTGTAGGAGCTACACTAACTAACAATAGTACACAGGCAGCACTGACAATTGACGATGTTGCTTTGTCACTTAATGACCGTGTACTTATTTATGAACAAACAAATGGTTACGAGAACGGTGTCTACACGGTTACTAATGTAGGTTCTGCAAGTACTAACTGGGTACTTACTCGTGCTACAGATGCGGATAGTTATGGCCCATCTGATCCTGATTCACTAGGACAAGGTGATGCATTCTTTGTACTTGAAGGTACAGCAGGTGCAGGTGAACTATACGTTATGAACACTGAGGGTACAATTACCTTTGGTACAACTAATATTACATTTACTCAAGTTGCAGCTACTGCTGTTTATTCTGCAGGTACAGGCTTAACTCTTACAGGTACAGAGTTTGCTGCTGACGGTGCAAACATAACAAACGTAGATGCTGTTACACTTGACGGTATAGACAGTTCACAATTTCTACGTAGTGATGTTGTAGATACTAAGACTGCAGGTAACCTAAACTTTAGTGATAATGTTAAAGCACAGTTTGGTGATTCGTCTGACCTACAGATTTATCATGATGGGACTAATAGTTTTATCAATGATGCTGGGACAGGTAATTTAGCTATACAATCAAATGGGACTTATATTACATTACAAAGCCCTACTGATAATTTTTTAGTGGCTAAAAACAATGAGTATGTAAAACTTTACTACGACAACGCCCAAAAACTCGCCACCACCAGCACAGGCGTAGACATCACGGGTACTTTGACCAGCGATGGGCTGACTGTGGAAAGCACAGGCGAAGCTGCTGCCCTATTTAAAGGTTATACTTCAGTTACTGGTGTGGACGGCGTTAATAACGGTGAAATTCTTTTGGGCAATAATGCGTCGTTCCAAGGCAGAATTTCATATGAGGGACAAACTAATGGCGTCCTTTATATTGAAAACT